GTGTTGGCATTTGTATTGACAATCAACGGTGAAGACTCAATCGAGATTGAGGTGTTAAAGGGCAACGGGGAACATATACATCGTTGTGCAATTGGCTTCTGCGATGAAACTGATAGCGTATTTAGCGTTGTAGTTGCGTTATCGCCACAGCCTGGCAGTGGGGATTTGGGGCACTATGAAATAGTGTTCCATGTGTTAGAGCACCTCTCTGACGGTGAGTTCATTGATTATACAGACGGATTACAGACACGTTTTCTCGATGGTCATGCTCGTGAAATAGTGATGAACATAATTTGCACCTGTACAGCTGGACTGATTGACGCTGTGAAGCCAACTGTAGTAAGCATGGTGACGCGAGAACCAGACTTGCCTGAAAAAGCGCTATTGAAATATCATCGTATCGCCTTAGTTTTCAGTAAGTATGATTATCGTTCGGGTCGCGGGGACCCATGGCACGGTTTACAAATCTGGATGATGGAACGCCTGTAGTCCAGTAGCCGTCGGAGGTAAGAGTTATGAGTGAAGCACCTATAAATCGCGATATCCAGATTGAACTCATGAAGAACGCTGCAAAGCGTAATGACGAGCGCATGTCTAAATGGATGGATAATCCGGTTGTGCGAGGCGTATTCGCTCGTCCTACCCAAGAGCAGGCTCACAAGGCAGAAATGTATTCAGATCATACTGTACGGCTACGCAAGTACGGATGACCTTTGACCCCGCTTCGGCGGGGTTTTTCATATGCTTTGCAAATGTTTGCAAAATCGATCTATCCGACGATTGCCGCCCAAATCTTTTTACCGAACGTCACCAGCAAACCACCGAGTGATGCCGCGACGAATGAAACGAGCATGATTGCGCCAACGCCACGCTCCCTCCAGCGGTTGAAATCTGCTACCGGCTCCTCGACCTTTTCAAGCCGATTGTCGACACTCTGAAGCTTGCGCATCACCTCGTCTAAGGTTCGATCGGTCTTTTCCTGTTTCTCGTACTGCTGTTTCCGATCATCCCGCGCACGGTCCATATCTTTGATGATCTGGTCGAGCTTACCCTCAACGCGGCCAATGGCTCGGTCCTGTCCCGCTTCAGTTGTCACCGGCTGCCCCTTCACTTCTCGTCATGCTTTGAGCATTCATCTTTTGACCAGACGCCTCCTGCACAGCCGCGAACAATTGTCCGGTCGATTTTCCGCTGATCCGCATCTGTTGCGCCACGAGCTCCGAGCAGGTCTGTACCGAGAATACTACGGACGCCGCTCACATTTGCCGGTCCTGAATGTCCACACCCCGCCAGCATCGACGCACTGATCATAATCGAGCACAGCGCCAAGGGCTTTATCAGTCGCTTCATTGTTCTGTCTTTCGATTTTGGCTTCGATGCTGGACCGGCCATCACGTTTCCCAGCCACGTATCCCGAAGCTAGCAACAAAAAAGCCGCCACGAAGGCAGCCAACAAGTATTTCATCCACTTCGGGATTAAGGCCCATATGACGTTCATAACGCGTCCACCAGCTTTTCAAGCTTGGCCTTGGCCTGAGGCATGGTGAAGATTGCATATGCGGTGAGTGCGAGAACGAACACGACGAGCACCATCTGGACGCGCCAATCGACAAACGGGATTGCCGCACCTGCCCCGCCGCTGCCGATCCATGACCAGAACCGCGATGATTTGGAGATAGGCTTTTCAACGACAGGCTCAGGGACTACCTCGGCAGCCGGAGCAGTGACTACCTGGTCAACGCCATAGCCTTCAGCGAGCAACGCCTTGTCGTATTCCTTGGCATACCCAGCGATCAATTCCGCCTTGTCCGTGCCATTGACGATCCGGCGAGCGTTCTTGAAATCGGACTTCTGCAGGGTGATGTAATCCGACAACTTCTTGCCAGTGAACCAACCCTCGACCATACCTGCAATGATGATTGGTGCCGCATATTTGGGCTCAAGAAGCAGTTTGGGATTGCTGACGAAATCAACACCGAGTTCGCGGCTGGCCTTCGCATAATTATAATCCCATGTGATCTGCACATAGCCCATGCCGACATGCGGGTAGTATTTCTTTGATCGAAGATACTTTTCCCCGCCCATTTCCCGAACCGGCTTCATCGTGTGCGCAGTCTCGTGATATGCCGTCGCCAGCACATACGCCATTTGATTGCGCAATAGTCCGCGCTCACGACCAGCCTCAATCAAGAGGCGGGTATCGCCAAGGTGCATATTCAAGGTGATTTCCTTTCGGCATGAAAAAACCGCCTCAAGGGCGGTGCTGTCGGTCAGATCGCTTCACCAGACGTTGAGCTATGGAAGCTTACAATTGTCGTGCAGATGCCCAAGTGAACCCGCTGTTAGTAAGAATATTTGCGCCGCTTCCGTCGTTTCTAACAAAAACTTGGTAAACGTCAGATCCATTACTCGTTTCATGTGGAAGATTTATTGACAGCGTTTCCTGCGTCCCGCTGGCGACCTTTGAAACGAATTTATAATCAGTCGAGTTTTTTCTGATTATGATGTATATATACGTTCCTACTGTTATATTTTGAAACGCAATATTTACATGTAAACTAAACGCTCCGCCTAGTGGCTGGAACCATCCACTGGTATTCCACATGTCATTTTGATTAGCCGCAACAGAGTTCCAGTTAACAAATGCCGCAACGCCGTTGGATAGGCTTGTCGCAGTTGTTGTCCCAAGATAGGCGTATGGAGGGTAATCATACATACCGCCTGACTGAACAATACCAGCAACATCACCCGGAAACAGAAAGCGATTGTTTGTTTCGGTTCTTATCTGGCCGTTATAGTGGCATAGAAACCGGCGACCAGTTGCTGATCCGGTGAATGTCGTGTTCATAACAAACAACGAACCGAACGCACAGCCTGCAAACTGGCCCGTAAAGTTAGGCGTCCCGGTCAGCGTTACAACACGGGTTCCACCATAATAAATGCCACCGCCTTCACTTGCATGAATGTGGTTCATTGCGCCGCCGAGGATTTTATAATCGGCAAAAAGGTAGATAGCGCCAAACCCGCCAGTGGCGAAATGATCGCCGGTTTGGGTTTCAAGCTCCACAGCACCTATGACGTAGATGCGCGAACCTGTTCCGTTGGAGTTGTTCGCGTAGCCACTCGCCACATATCGAACGCCGCCGATTGCCACAACACCGCCATTCAACGCCTGCAACGTTGTGCCAGTCCCAGCCCCAATTTTCACATTGGCAGGTGTGGTCAGGTTTCCGTTAATCGTGATCGGATATGTGCTGGCGCTTTTCCCAGAGCCTACAGGCGTTCCATTGATAGTGATGTTCTCTGGGTAGGTGCCGTCTGCGAGCTGGATAGTGACATTCGACCCATTCAAATCCACGCTCGTGTAAACGTAGCTTATTGCCTTCGCGATTGTCTTGAATGGAGCGCCGGATGCACCTGTGCCTGTCGTGTCATTCCCACTCGGTGAGACATAAACAGTTGTATTGGATGCGAACCTTTGGCGGGCGAAAATAGGCGTCAGTTTTCCCGTTGCGTCATATCCGAGAACATAAGGTGCTGATGCCTCGGAGGTCGCAACGTCTGAAAGGAGGCCGTTCGGGTCTTGGATGCCTACCTCGGATTTGTTGACAAGCCCCAGTGAACCAGGGCCAACAAAAATCGGCATCAAATCTTGTAATCCTTCAATATTTCCGAATGATTGCAGATTTCCGCCTGTTAGTTGGCGCGTCAGAGCAAGGATTGCTCCTGTAAATCGAGAGTTATCGGACTGATATCTAATCCGAGTGTCGAAAGTTTCAGAGGCTGGAGCTGGATTAGCAAGTGTGCCGGTTAGTCCGTCGTCTGCGAGCGTCTCTATTGGCAGGAAAAGGCCGGTTGGAGTGATAATGACATCACCTTCACGAACTGCTGCAAGCACAAGTTCAGCATCCGTAGCTGTGAAGGAAGTCGAACCTTCTGTTAACGTCAGTGTTCCAACAGTCCAATCAGGTCGGAACTTATCGAAGTTATCAGCCATTGGCCTTCACCTTAGTTTTAGCGCTCAAGTTTACAGTCTGTACGCTTTGAATTTCGATGATTTTGTCGTTCGCGGCTTCCAGACGCTGCACCATTTGGTCGCGCTCTTGTTCAAGCCGGGTTTTCTCCAGCGCGAACTCTTTGCCTTGATCTTCCAACTGCTTAACGAGCGCCTCTTTCTCACGAGTGAGGATGAGTATTTCGTTCACATGCTGAATTGACCTATTTGTCAGGAAGTCATTGAGAGCCCGAGCCTCATTGAGCATGGCCAGCGGATCGACTTGAACGCGCTGAGGCTGCGCCGGTTGGGTATCCGTCGTTTCAGTCATCTTGATTTTCCTGATTGATTAGATCTGTGTAGCGCCGAAGACGTAGTATCTGACGCCGATTGGATCTGGCATCGTGTACTGCCAGCCTGTATTCGCTAGAACGTCAGTAGGAGCACCCGGAGATAGGTGGATTATCATGCGTGTAGGCTCAACAACGGTTGTCATACAGTAATTCGATGTTCGCCAAGACACGACATTTCCCGGCCTCAATGAGCGGTAGTAGCCTTGAGCCATCAGATCGGGCCAATTCCCGATAACCTTGGGGAAGATGAACATTCCCGAAGGGTTCGGGAAATTCACAATTGCCGCATGTGTACCGAACAATGCGTCCTGACTGTTCCCAGTTGAGAAGTTGCCAATAGGTATCCAGCCTTCGCTTAGGACCCTGACAGATGGGAACCGCGTATCGAGCAGTATCTCATTGCTGCTCGGGCTGGCATCGTTTGAACCGGGTCTTTTAATCTGAACGTCATTGAAGACACGGCGCAGTACCTGATTGCCGCCTGACGTATCCCCTTCAGTGCTGGTCGCATAAATCATGTATTTGCAGCCGACAGCGTAATCACCCTCATTGTAAAAGGTGATCCCGTTCGGATCGATCTTATAGAAGAAGCGACACTCACGCCCCGATCTGCTGACATCAGGATCAACAGGAGGGATTGAATACTGACGCCCATCATAGCGGAGGATAGCGTCTAGAAACATCGTCGGATGAAGGCTGACCAGTGACCGGTTCGGGCGGTAAAGAGTGCCACCCGCCGGAATAATCGGCGTTTCATCCATCATGATGCACATCATGGGCGCCTTATTCGAGTTGATCATCAACCCACGCGGGTTCGTGGTATCGACGGTCAAGCCTCGTCGCGCAACTTTAACCTCTGATCCTGATATCCTTACAACCTCTTGCCCCGGCGTCGGTGAGGCATTTGGGAAAGGCAGTGCAACGTTGTTGGCTGGCAAATCCCACTGGCAGGATAACAAGCGATACGTGTTCCCTCCGATGTTCTGGATATATGCCTGCTGAGGGCCGGTATAATTCGTTCCACGTCCACACCATCCCGAATAAGCGAAGGCGGTATGGAGCTTGTTGTAATTGTTACCAATCGAAACAACCTGTTCGCTCGATGGTGAAACATTCGCAATGACCGAATTGTAAAGCGTTCCGATTGAGAACAGTTGCTGATTGCCCTGTGCTCCATTGAAGTCGAAAAGCTTAACCCGGTCGTTACTATCGATCAGCTTCACTTCAAACACTGGGATGATACCGCCGAGTTCCGCAAATCGTGGAAAAATCTCGCAATAGCCCCAGTATGTAGCCGTACCGCCCGTATTCTTCATGACGGTAAGGCCACGAGTTGCAGTTGATGCGCTGCCACCTGTGACGACATACGCGGCACCTTGAAAGACATCGGACCCCGCTGGATAGATGCTTTCAGTGAAGCCGTTCGTAAAATGAAACTTTCCGAACATATACGACAGGTTCTGGCCTTCCGTCGTCAGGAAGAACCGTGAGTAATCTGTCGCGGGTATCGTGGTCCATTCAGCACTGTCGTCACGAACCACGGCAACCACCGGGCCGAAGCCCGGCTTATGACCAATTGCAAGATGGCTCATCGAATAACCCTAAGAGTTCAATGTGAAGAGGCGAATGTCTGCGAAATTGCCATAACCTCGCAGCACCAAGGCTCCGTTTCGCGCTTGAAGCACGTCGAAATAGGCCGTCCCGACATTGATAACCGCAAGGGTCAGTTCGCCGTTGATATAGGCGAGTGGCGTATTTCTGTTGCCAGCACTCGACACGTAGAACTCGTTGGCATCAACAATAACCCGAGACTTACCTCCGCCAATCGCTTCAATGAAGATTGCAGCTTGTACCGGATCGCCGCCGGCAGTCGCTGAAACCGACAAGGCAATACGCGCCAGTGATCCGCCTTGGTTTGCTTCAGTGAACACTCGGAAGTAACCGTCAGCCGACACACCGTTAACTCTCGCCGAAACCTGAGTAACAGACTGCGAGAGAGCCGAAACATCAGTTGCCGTAGCCTGTGCAAGTGTTGTGACATCTGCAACATTATTCGCCAACTGCGCGGTAAGTTGCTCAATCGAAGTCACCTGCGCTTTACGTTCAGAGGCTTCAACCAGAACCAGTCTCTGATAATCGGCTCTGCTCTCGCCAAACTGAACCGAAACAGCTTCTCTGATGCCCTGCATCTGAACAGACGTATCCGCCATGCTGTCGGCAAGGATTGTCGAGACCCTTGTGACCTCATCACGGATATAACGTGAGTTCTCGGCTTCTTCTCTCCAGATTTGCTGAAGGCTTTCGTTGAAGTCCCCGACGTTGAACGGGTAAAGGTCTTTCCCGCCTATCCGAATGTCAGGCGTGAGGACAGCGAACCATTCTGACCATTGGAACGGGACGCTACCTTCATATGATCCATACCGCGCACGAACCCGATAAGGAGTTGCCGGGAGCATCGAGAACGGTGCAATCTTATCTTCGTTCAAGGCGACGTTGAGAAAGTATCCGTTATCGACTAGAGACAGATCCGCCGCAAGTTCCAGCTGATATTCGACATAATCAACTCCAGGGACGTTACCTTTCCATTTCAGAAGGATAGCTGGCCTTCTTGGAGTGCCTTGTTCGTCAAATATCGCTGACGGTTCAGCACCAAAATCGTACATCGGCGTTGGCAAGGGCCGCATCGGGCCAAGTGTTCCGTCGATCTGTGGCCGGTAATCACTGCTCTGCCAGTCGTAATCGTCAGGATCGCATTCGGTGCAATCGATTAGAACATTACAGTTCTCAAGGATTTGAACGCCATCGACCTTGAAGAGCTTGTTTACATATCCGTTGCGAGGCGATGTCCAAACGAACGTTCTCCCTGGCTTGCTTCTCGACAGATACCCCGGAGGCAAGGTGAAGGTGTGCCTGCGCTGTCTCAACCCATCCAATAGGCCAGACTTCAACAGCCGCTGAACCTGTTCCGGATAAGGGACAAAATCGAAAGGCACATTTGCCATTAATCTGCGCCCGCCCGCCTTCTGATCCAGATCAGGTCGGATCACTGGCGGAGCGGTCTTTGTTGACCAACCATCGCCAGGGCTCGGATAAGTGCCGCTCATCCCAGTAACCATGTCAGCCAGACCGAAAAACGGTGTAAACTGCTGGGTTTCTGTGGTGATGATCGCTTCGTCGTTTATTCCATACTCTGGATCATCCGGCTCACCCAAGAATATTTCATACGAACCGCCGTTCTCAGAAATGGAACCCTGACATGCCGTCAGCATCGCCTCAATCGCTGAGGTCATCTGAGCTTCGACAGGGCATTCCGCGCCAGACCGGTACCGCTGAATACCGTTTGTGTCCATCACCCGGCATTTATTGATCTGCTGAACCCAGTTAGCAGCGGGAAGACGAAAGCCTGTCACACCTTGGAAGCCGTAAAGCCACGCGCCGTTGTATCGGATGCCTCGGAACAGATTGTAGAGCTGAACGGCCGGCAGATTGTCGCCATCCCCTCCCCACGTTGATGGATCGGTCCATCGCTGAGGTCCATCGCCGCCTGCTGTGCTGTCACGAGAAACGTCATACCAACGAGCGCCATCGATCTCGAATACGAAGCTCGGGAACCCGGAAAACATATTCTTCGATACAAGTGCAGTTACAACTGCATAAGCACAGCCATAACCTACACGGTTGCCGCCATAGTTGCGGTTCGCATTAGATGCGGTCGTTGCAAGAAAGCTGTCGGTCGCGGTCTGTGTCCCGTCGTAGAACTTGATCCAGAGCGTATCTGTGCCATCAGATCTGTATTCAGTGACCGGAAAGCCCCTCCCATCGGCGTGAGGACGGCTATAGTCAATGGTGACTTTCTGTTTGTTCACCCAGAAGCCAGCAAGGCCTTTAATTGGCAGATCAGCAAGGCAAATAACCTGAGTTAGGTGGGCGTTCTTTGTATCGCCATCCTTGCCCCATGTATTGGCCCAGACAAGAGAGCCTGCAGTTGCGTGAAAGCCGAATGGAATTGATCGTGGAACGTCGCCACCGCCCTGAAGCTGCCCATTCACTGCGAATGACGGTTGAGACTGCTTTCCGGCCCGCGAAGCTGCGATAAGGTTCAGAGTGACGCCAACAGCCAGCTTCAGAAGCGTAGCGGTTGCGGCAGCAAGGAACGTTCCGGCGCCGAAGATCGCAGCGCCGATTGCAGAGAACAGAGCCATTCAAGCCACCTTATTTCAGGTATTTCACGAAATGCGTTTCGGCCTCCGCGTATCCGAGGCGTTCATAGATCGGTGAAACGTCATTGCTGGTGAGGGTTGCCATCGAGACGGCGTTACAGCCCAGTGAAGCAGCCCATTCTTCATAAGACCGAAGCATCTTGATCGCTCCGGTGCCTCTGGCTTGTTCACTCACAAACCAAACTGTCTCACGCGCCCACAGACCAGCACCGAAGGGGTGCGGGCTAACAACAGCCATTAGAATGCCAACCGGCGTCCCTTGGGCTTCTTTGAGCAGAATTACTGCGTTCTTAAGCTTATGGTGATACTCGAACAGCGCCGATGCACTATCCGGACAGAAGGCAAAGGGGAACCGGGCCGCTGTATGGCTTTCTCGCAAAAGCTCGATCACAGCAGCCTTATCGGCATACTCAGATGTACGGATCATTAGAAAATCCCGAGGAACTTCTTTCGCTTCTTCTGGGTATCGACTTTCCCTCGCTCGCTTCCCCAGAAATGTTCCCAGTCGCTTACGGTGTCGGCATCCACAAAGAATGCGTCATTGGCGTTTCTAAGCCTCTGGTAAGCGTCAGAGCGTGTTTCAGCGCTGGCTCGGGTGATTTCCTGCATGTGCGATTTGCAGGATATCGAGACAGCACCCTCCTCACCCTCTTTCGGGATTAAGGTTTCCACCTTATCCACAAACCCAACGAAGATCGGAACGGCAGCGGTGGCGAGTTGATGTGTTGCCGGATCAAACAAACCTCGGAACAGTTCAACTCGGGCCTGTTGAAGGTCGTAATCACGGACAATTCGCTCGACTTCCGTATGGATCTGCGATGCCTTGATCGTACATGACTGAGCTGTCAGGTTGGCGACCATCGCTAGGGGCGAGATGCTCACCAATGTCCCGACGCCGTAGAAGTCACGATAGATCGTTGTTCCGGTATCGACGTCCAGTATCGGTGCTGAAACGTTCTCAACGCCTGACCAGATGCCTTCTGTCACTGGTCCGCCTGTTTCCCGGCTGCGAGCGACAAACCAAGCGTAGTCACGAATGATCAGCCGCCCGCTTTCAAGCAGAGCCTGTATCTCCGGCGTCACATGCCACATCGATAGATTTTCCCTTAGAACGCCTGCACAGCGCTAATCGTTAAGACCGTGAAAGCACCGTTTGTTGATTGCTGGCTGACAGCATCCGGCCCGTCGAGTGAGAACAAAGCCGATGATTTTTTGAAGATCAGTGTTGAACCGATCACAGAGATAGGAGGCAGATACGGCCTGACTTCAATGTCCTGAATGACGCCGCCCGCCGTAGCTTGTCGCTGCGGAGTGACAACACGGCCAAGGTATCGATATGGCTTCTCACCATAATCAAAGGCGATGTAGTCACCTCGTCTTAAGACCAGATTGCTCGCCACACCTGCAGCACTGATAAACCGCCCGTCACTTGTACCTGTGATCAGTCCGCCATCTGGGAAGATCAGACCACGCATCGCGATAGGTTCGATCCTACGGAAGTCATACGCATAGAAATGACGCATGACCCCGTCGAGTTCGTCTATCCCGACTTCAAGGTTTATGGCTTCATCATGAGGCATCGGAGCGGTTGTGTAGGTTGCTTGCCACACAGGGCCGCCCAGATTTGCGCCGTAGATGGAACCGCCAGCCGAACGAGAATACTGATCACGGCGCTTCTGAACAAACATCTGATCCGCGATTTTTACATTGTCGAGAAGCCCCGCCAGGGGTGTAAGTACCGCCATCTGATCACGTCCCGAACTTGTAATTTTCTTGTTCAGCCTGCCTTACGGCACTGACTGCGCGGGCATCCATTTCCCGATCCATCCGGGCAATTTCTTGCCGGAACTTTGCGACCTCCTCGCCTGTGCCTGTGAAATTGTACTGACGTTGATCGGTGTACCCACCTGATACGCCGGTATTGCCTGAGAGCGTGACGGGGATCGTGCGACCGTCAGGCAGTGGAACCGCAGCCTCTGGCCCAGCTTCACCAAAGATTGCTGGCTTATGGCTGATACCGCCGTCAGCGAATAGACCGATTGAGCCTGAATTGACTTGGCTGGTAAGTGATGAGTTCCACCCACCACCGCCGCCGAACATGCCGCTGAAGCCACCTCCGACAACACCGAGAAGGTTCTTGAAAAGGCCGTTAATTGCTTCGTCGAGAGCCATTTGAATGAGCTTGTCACCCAACTTACCCAGAGCATTGATAAGCGCGTCCATGGCCGATTTACCAGCCAACAGATCAGATACAAATGTTCCTGCGAAATCCCGAACAGCATCTTTGGCAATGCCGATCTGTTCAGTGGTTCTAACGAAAGTCGCGTAGGCCTGACCGCCTGCGCTATCCATCTCGATACCGGCTTGCTTCAGGTCCGATGCAATGCGCTGATCAATAGGAGAACGGAACATCTGCTGCCGCTCAAAAGCAGCATCTTCCATCAGCTGATATTCAGCAACCTTCCGTGCCAGTTCGCCGTACTTTTCTGCCAAGGCATCGAGCTGGGCAATCTGTTCGGGCTTAAGTTTTAGTCCCTTCTTTTCAGCCTCTTGTAAGGCCTCAAGCTTCATCCTCAGGACATCTGCTTCAATCGCGTTTTTGCCGACCAGCTGAGCCTCAAGCTCCATCTGGGCAACACGGTCTTTTGCACTGCGTAGAAGATCGTCCCAAGCCTTTTTAAGACGTTTGGCAGCCTTATCATTATCGTTCGATGCGACGTTCAGGCGCTTCAACTTGTCATCAAGGCTTACGGCTTCTTCCCCGTTGGCGTTCATTGCATCACGCAGAGCCTGAACACTTTGCAGTGGAGCGCTTATTGCCGTTCCGAACTCGTTGTACTGTCCTTTGAGCGCCGTGACCTGATTGCCAGCCTCTTCCGCTGCGGCTGTAAGTGCATAGAATGAACTACCGGCATCAATCGCCAGCCCACGAACGCTATCGCTCGCTCCTCCCATGCCTGGGATATTTGTCATTGACGATGCAAGGTTATGGAGAAAGTCCGCCCACTTCTCCGTCATTGCCGCGAGCATCTGCAAAAAGCCCTGCTGGATCTGCGCCCAGATCGCACCAAGGCCCGCACCGGCTTGCTGACCAGAGAGAACAATACGTTCCCATACTTCTCTCGAAACATCGCCCAGAAGGCCCATGGCCTTGCTAAAGCCGCCGACCTTTTCTGTGAGGCGGATGAACCAATCAACGGCCAGACCAAGCCCTACAACAAGCGCACCGATGCCGGTTGCAAGCAATGCAGTCCTAAGTAGCGCCAACGCCCCGGAAAGCCCCAGAGTAGCCATCTGAGCGGCGACAAGTGATGTGACGTAATATCCGCCGTAAAGAGCTGCTGCGGTTGCTCCAACGGTGGCAAACGTCTGCATGTTATCAGCAACCCAGACGAAGAGATTACCAAGCGTTTCGCCAGCTCCGGTTGCGTCATCGAACTTGCCGATCAGAAGCATGATCGAGTTGCCGATCTGAGTAAAACCGTCATTGATCGTCGCAGACATTGCGCCTGAACGCTTTTCAAGCTGTTCCATGTTCTTGATCAGAACATTCGCGAGAATGTCGCCGGTGATCTTGCCCTTTTTCCCAAGGTTTAGAAGCCCGCCAGTAGTGGTCTCAAAGCGCTTTGCAAGAAGGCTTGCAACCTCGCCTCCACTCTGAATAACGGTGTTGAGGTTTTCACCATTCAGTTTTCCGAGAGCCATAGCCTTCGAAAGTGCGTTCTGAACTTGTGTTGCCCGCTCCGCTTTTGCGCCTGAAATCACCATAGCGTTGTTCAGTGCTGACGTATAATCAAGCACCTGCCTGGTAGAATAGCCAAGCTCGCGCATAGCTGATGCGTTCGCCAAGTACCCTTCAGCTGTCTGGCCGAGCCCGGAATAAGTCATTCTCGCAATCTCTGCGAGACGATCCATGACTGCCGCGCCCTTGTCGATGGCGCCCGCAGCATCATTCACCCGCCCGCGCAGATCAGAAAACTCTGAGCTAACGTCAGCGATGAGCTTCGCAGAGAACGCTCCGAACAGAGAGGCTGCGGCGGTTTTCAGCAGACCCATCTCGGTTGCAGCAGAGCGGGAAGCCTTTCCGATCTTATCAACAGCGTTCTCAACCTTGGGGCCGCGTTCTGCCAGCTGATCCAGAAGCGATATAGCCTCACGGATTTGGGCAACGTCGATCTTGATGCCAAGAGCGGCCAGATCATCCATGACTTTGCCTTTCGTGTGGACGTGAGCTATCGTCCCACCGCGTTGTGATGTGCGGAGGGTGAAATGAAAGTGCTCGCAGGTGACTGGAAAGAAGGGATCAACGTTCTAGTTGGGCCCAACGGGGTAGTTTTTCAGAAGGGCGTATTCAGAAATGAACGGGTGCCACTCTCTGAGATAGCTAATTTCGACATGGTCACAGAAGAAAACAAAGCGTCCATATTAGGAAAAGTCGGCTGGGGTGCAGCTGGCGCTATCGTACTTGGCCCTCTCGGCCTTCTTGCGGGCGTGTTGGGCGGTGGTAACAAGAAGGATCGAGTTATGGCGGTTCGCTTCAAAGACGGTCGAAAAGCCCTCATAAAAGGCGGCCCGAAAGATGTTGAAGCCTTCAACAAATACACGTTCAGCCTCAGTTAAAATTAAATCTGCTGCAAGCCTCGACTTTTCGTTTCCCGTTTGCTTATTTCTCCCCGGGCATACTTGGGGAGATTTCTATGAAGCATTTGCTTATTTGCGCCCTGTTTATGGGCGCGTGTTCAACCGTGGCTGGCGCGCAAACGGTTGACTGGTCGGGTGGCTACATCGGCGCACAAATCGGCGGGCGGTGGACCAAGAATGACGTTGAGACGCCGGCATGGCTTCTTACGGACACATCCAGCACGTCGGCTAATGGCTTTGCCGTTGGCGCTTTTGCCGGATATAACTTTCGGTATGGACAGTTCATTTTCGGGCCTGAAGTAAGCGCGATATTTAATCCTTTGAGTGACAAGGCCTATTACGGTACGACAATGGTCGCCACGGAGCGCTCACGTGCCGTTATCTCATTTAATGCTCGTGCTGGGTACGCCTTCGAGAGTTTTCTGCCCTATGTGACAGGCGGGTACTCTCGAGCCTCGTATTCAACAAACCAGTCATTCGATAACGGTTATGTGGCGGACACTTTCAGCTTTAAACGGAAACGCGAGGGCTGGAATATAGGCGGCGGCATCGACTGGTTAGCAACAGAGCATATCCTTTTACGAGCCGAGTATCGATATTTTGATTTCGGTCAATTCGAGACGAACACGTGGGATACCGACCTTAAGCAGCAGACTGCAACATTAGGGATTGCTTACAAATTCTGATTACTTCCCAAACATGGCCCCGAATATCTCCGGGGTCATGACGTGGCCTTCAACGACCGGCTGCGGTTCAGGCTCTCCAGCCTTTTGCCGTTCAGCTTTCTCGCGCACTGCAATGATTACAGCCTTATCAATGTCTCGCAGCACCCGATATTCCCAAGGATAGATCGACAGACCCATCATGTCGGAATAGTGCTTCATGTCTGACCATGAAATCGGGGATACTGCGAAGCCTGATGCGTGTCTTCCGTCTGACAGGTCCATATACCAACGCCAGAGATACTGAAACGCGGAAGGCAGTTCAGGCAGGTCTTCGATATCGGCGCCCGGCCTTGTGAATGCAGCTTCCGCGAATTCGATCAGCTCTCCGGCGATTTCGGCAAAAAATTGGAACGATCCGCGATGAAGGTTTCAACCTGCTCGCGTAGCCAGCTGTATTCACCATTCGAATAGAGCCTGCGGGCTTCGTCAGGCGTGTATTCGAGGGGCTTACCTGCCCAGATCAGGTGACGCCAACCAACAGTCAGGGAAACCAGCTGGTCAAGTGCTTCACGCTCGATGTCTTCGACACGCATCTTCTTCTTGCCAGCGTTCATCCGCGCATTGAGAAGCTTGCGAGCATGCTTTTTGTAAATCTCGCTGTCCTGACCGTGCAGAAGGATGACAAACGGGCCATCTTTACCCTTAAGTACTTCTCCGGTCGCTGGATGACGGATTTCACATTCCATTGCATCCAGATTGATCTTGATCTCCGATAGATCGAACATGATAGCCTTTCCCATAAAAGAAAAGCGGAGCCGAAGCCCCGCTGCTGATTTGGTTTCTGATCCCGGCTTTACGGGAGAGTGACGACGTTCGAATTGACTTCGATGGTCATCTGACTGAGGTCAACAGTGTTTGCCTGACCGCCCTGACGCTGATTGGTCATTGCAAGGCCAACGAATGCTTGCTTCACGCCTGAAGACCATTCGATCTTGAACGCATAGTTCTGGTTCGTTGCTGCGGCAGCGATGAAAGCCGTCTGACCAGCATCGCCGGGGATAACGGCAAAGTTGTTCTGCATGGAACCAGCATTCTTGGTTCCCTTCTGCTTCACGTCGCGACCACGGTTGATGAGCGCCGTGGTGATAACAGCGGCATTGTCACCGATCTGACCGCAGGTTTCCCAGCCGTCGATTTCAACCCAGTCTTCTGGGTCGATTGATGCGAAGTCCGCTGGAACGAAGTCAGTCGCCTGATCATCCTTCTGCGGACCAATGAAAATCTTACTATCTGCAACTGCAAAGAGTGCCATGGTTAGCCTCGTTTTCTGTTAGTCAAAAATCCGCCAGCCTATGGAAACTGGCACTTGCACCCTGTCAGCCGTGATGGAGATAGCTCCGATTTCCGGCCTTCGCGGGATTTCAATCCGCTTCCCACTGACAGGGATTGTCGTGCCGGATTTGAAATATTCGATTAGGCTTCCCGCGTGAGCCATCATAACAGGCTCTGCCACAGTCTTCGCATTCACTGGATAGACGAAGTTAGCCTGCAGGATGCCTTGAAGCTGATGGATGCCGCCATTGTTGATCGTCAGCCGCGCTGGCGTATTCCGAAGCAACGTGATCCGGATATAAGGCGACTGCCCCGGTTCGAACTTCTGAAGTGGGTAGACGATTGTCTGTCCACCCGGCGGCGTCCACTGGCTTAGATGGGTGTAAAGAGCCCTCAGGACATTTGCGTCAATATCTGGGGTTGTCATGCTGCGTTTGCCTTTTGTGCTTTTTCGCTGGCCGTCTGGCCTTTCCAACTACTACGAACCTGTGCGGCCGCTTTAGATACGTGTTGAGGCCAGTTCTGCCAAGCAAGGCGAACCATTCCAGCTCCATCCTGATAGTAATACCGGCCCAGACTGTCCTCACCGTCGAAGCCGTATTCAATGCGCATCGCGTAGACAGCGCCAAAGCCCAGATAAATGGTGTCGGTAGCCTTAGCCGCATCGATAGCGCCAAGCCCAACACCGGTATCGCCTACGCTGATCGGGCCAGATACAGACGCTGAGAACGATCCTCTGAGGTATCCAGTATCAACCGGCGTTCTCTCAAGGATGTCTTCGGCTAAGAAATGAACTGCTGTCTGAAACACAACTTGCTGTCGGCGCTTGGTTCGCTCCACCCATGCGAGCAGTTCAGATGAAAAGCTCATGCTGCCCTCGCCATATAGTTAAGCCGAACCGAGAACGTGCATCGGCAGCCCGCCGTCTGACTTGCGCCCGCCCCAAGTGAGCTGTCGCATGGGTGCATCATCTGTGAGCCGTCTGGCATGGTGAAAGGCGTATCCAAGCCTGTAATCTCCATGCCATTCATTGCGGCATGTTGATCTCGGGTACGGTTGTCCCGTGTGGCAATCCATTTCTTAGTCGCTTCGTTCGGGTCCATGCCGGTTTCATCAGCCATTTGGGCATATGAAGACCGCTTCCCGCTGTTCAAAGCTTCCGTTGTTTCGGTTCGGGCGACCATCTCAGCGCGAGAGCGTAGCAGCCTGTCCGAATATCGGTTCAGTATCTTCTCGATTTGCTCCTGTGAGAGCGATTGCTGCCCGCTTATGGCTTTCTCTACAGCGCGGTCGAAACGCCTGTCCCTTCGCGTCCTTGTGAGAAAGCGACGTAGTGCTGCAGCGTCTCCACTCTCCAGTTCCGCTCTGGCTCGATCTACCCAGTCAACCTGATTGCTTGCGAGAGTGAGTAAGCCACCTTCCCGCTTGCCTGTGGCTGGGTTGATCACACCCATCAATCGAGAGGCTGTCCGGCGAGGATTGCGGCCCTCTGCCAGCCCTTGAGTAAGCACACCGCGGGCCACGCCCTCCATTTCAGAGGTCATTCCCTGAATGCGACCGGTTATCTGGCTCTGTAGACGGCGCTCAACGACCGGATGACGAACATCAAAGCGGAATGTGATCTTTGCCCCAGATGGGCCTCTAATGATCGGCATATCCGATACTGCAGAACGTCCAGCCGCTTCGAATGCTTCCGTGACCGATACATCGAACGGACGAAATGCAGCAGCACTGATGTTCAGCGCTCGCATGGCAGCATCGATATCATTGGCAATCAATGCCCGCACAACCGCCTGATAATCGGCGCCATCGGTCACGTTATCCATTGCCTGACGGAACGCATCGCGAAGCTTTGGCTCGTATGTTTCCGTCAGATCATGAAACTTGCGGGTCAGTGATCGTGACGGACGACGTGCCATGGCTAAACCTTCCCAGCTACCGCGTGATAGACCGGCACACCTGCCGGACTGAGTGTGTTCGATCCAAGGAGGGTGAATACCTCCCCGGCGAACTCAAGAACGTCTGTAGGCCCTGGAATGATGCTATCGGGACCGTCATCACTGATCCGCGTCATCTGCACAGACATGTAGCCGAAGCGCATTTTCTGCATAATGAGGTTTTCATCGATCTGAATACCGAAGTTGTCTGTCTTCGATGAAGATGCAGGCAGGCGCGCAAACCGGACTGAATACTTGGCTTCAAACGGCGGTGCCGGTTCCCAAGGTGTCCCGCCTTGACCCGGCATCGCACGGATAAGCGTTGCTTCCGCTCCGAACTTGTCAATGAGCCTTAGAGCGGTCTGGGCTGATTTCGTGTAATTGAAGCCTGCCATGTCATCCAACCGATCTGATGAAGACGCATGACGCGTTCAGATCACGCAGGTAAGGTGCCAGCATCCCATCCACCGTTGAAATCAGTGGTGTGAGCGATACAGCGCCATCGGACTGCGGACCTGCATACTGAACTTCAAGTTCGCCAACCTTCTCACGAGTTACCGCGCCCGAGACGGACCCGACGACACTTAGGCTTCCGGGATTTGTTGCATCCTCATACGCTGCTATGAAAGACGCATAGATGACCGCCTGCGGTACTACATCGGTCGGGATAGCTGTACCCCGCAATGACGCACCAATGCGCGGCCACGACCGTTCCTGATCGAATGTGGCTATGCGCCCAATAAACCGATCCCCATACACCGCATCGATATACTGGCTTCCACGCTGACGAAGGACGGCGGGAGACGGCGCGCCATCTGGCAGAGCATAGCCATTATCGAGCAGCCATTGTGTGAACTGTTCGTCCGTTCCGTATCCCGCCATGTGCTTATTCCGCCAGTTTAGCGTCGATCAGTTCCTGAAGCTTTTCATTGCTGGCGTTCCGGGCATACTCGATGCCAAGCTCATCAGCCTGTTTCTTCAGTTCTTCACGGTTGGTGATTTCGGTCTTGCCAGCGCCATCACCTTCGATGACTTCATAGCGGCCTTCCCAGCCCTTCGGCTCAGACTTGAGCGTCAGTTCGGTGCCAACAGCAATTTCGCCCTTAACACCATAGATGCCGGGTTTCGTGATTTTCACACGCATGATTTGATCCTTTCCGGATGAGAGCGCCCCGCACGATGGCGGGGCAACTTCATCAGTTGACAACAGTGCTGTAGAACACGCCGGACTTGCCGTTGAAGTCCGCACGGATTTCAAGGCCCATCGCGCCCATGACCAAGAACTGATAGTTGTCGGTCGGGTTGAGACGAACCTTTGCTGTGGTATTCACAGCCATGCCGATCAGCGGACGGATATAGTCAGCGTTAGGCACGAAGCCGAAGAACTGGTTGCCAGTCAGTTCATACGTGACCGCGATCTTATTGATACGGCGGTTCGTGAGCAGGTAGGAAAGCAGTGTTCCGCCCTTGAAGCCTGTCGAGCCCGAATAAGACTTGTCCAGGTTGCGACCGATTTCCGGCGATACGTACAGATTGACCTTGCCGGTGATCAGATTGGCATCCAGCATCGCGCCGAGTGTCTGGGTGATGAAATCGTCAATGTCATCACTGCCAGCCGTGGTCAGATCGATATTCGCACCGCCAGCAGCCGATCCAAGGTTGATGGCCTTGGAGTATGGCGAAGTACGGATGCCGTAACCCGAATAACCCTGCACCGTGATCGAAGCATCGCCGTCGAGCGCATAGAGCGCCATATCGCGACGGATTTTCGCGGTGTGTGCTTCCTGATCGTCCGACAGAGCGTCGAAGTTTTCAGACTGCAGGGTATTCCACTCACGCCATTCACGGCCATAAGCGGTCGAGAAGATTGGCACAGGCGAACCGCGATAGTCATAAACTACCTTGTCGAGCGGTACAGGAACCTGACCAGAGAGCGAGCGCACGACCGTACCCGCATCAGACGACACACGGTTGAGGTGGACAAGCTTGCCGATGTTCACCGGCTTAGCCAACGGCATCAGATCGGCCATATAGACCTGACCTTCGTCGTTGCGCATTACGCGGCGTGTGATGCCGTCGAGTTCGAGCCACGCTTCACGGGGAAGAACAGCGGCCTGATTGCGAACAGCTGCGAGCTGGTCTTCGGCATTGTGGAACCATTCACGGTCTGACGATACCTCGTCCCACCAGCCGGCGTGAATGCGCGACGTGTTGAGGAGCTGAGAGGAAAAATAGCGCATGTGATGTTGCTCCCTTACGCTGCTGCCAGATGGCCCTTAGCCGCACGGACACGTACGAGCTGATCAGAGCCAGAGGTGTTGTTGAATGCTTCTTCCGCAATCGCGATGATGCGGCTGTCAGCGGCGGCCACGATAAAGCGCCCTGTGGCGTTCGTGGTGAGCTTGGCGCCCTTGGCGATATTCTGACCAGTCGGCACACGAACGTTGAAGAACTGCTCATCGAGCATTTCCATACCGATCATGCGATCACCTGCTGGCCAAGCATCATCTACGCCCTTGAGCGTGAGATAGTTGTCCTGAGCGATCAGAACCTTTTCATTGGTCGAAGCGCCTGCAATGGCAAAGCCGCCCGTACCATTGAACACGACAGCGAGGCCAGGAAGCGTTGCAGCGGCTGCAATACCCTCCTGAACCTGTGGCGTGGCCTCAGTGAAAGGGCCAGCGAAAATCTTGTTGTAACGGGCCATGGGTTTATTCTCCTTCCGGAACCTTGAAGCCAGGCTTATCAGCGGATGGCTTGAACTGGCTGTTGAGCGGAGCGGCCTTGCCAGGCTCTGCCTTTGGGGCGAGTTCCTTCAGAGCATCCAGTGACAGGCTGTTTGCAACGGCTTCGGTCAGGAGGTTGGCTTTAACCACCTTCTCAACCAGACCGGCCTTTTCTGCCTGTTCCTGTGCCTGCTGATTGGCAACCAGTGCGGCCTGTGCATCCACCAATGGTTTGACCGCATTAGCGACCGCATCACCGATAGTTGCTCCGATATTCGAGAAGCCTTCCGAGAGGGTATCAACCTTCGCGGAAAGTGCGTCGAACTGTTCTTTCGAAACAGTCATCTGTTCTTCCTTTCTGTTTTCAGATGGTTCCCGCTCGGAAATGCCGATGGCCTCCAATATCGCGGTCTTAAATCGCTCAAGTACCGACGCTTTCTCACGTCGTTCCAAGGCTCGGGCGAGATGTTCAACCGCCCAATCCATATCCCGGTCAGCATCTTCGATGATCGAGTTGATAACCTCGACCTCTTCCTGCTCACCCTTGGCATTCACAAGCATCCCGACACCCTGATCAGGTGTAGCGGCGCCTAGCTCATCCAGCAGGATGGCGTCGTGATCGAACTCAAGGGACCGGGCGATATGTTTGTAATCAACGTCGCCATTTGCGGCGTCCAGCATCGCGAGCAAGCCGGTTGATGTGTGGATAGGTCCACCCTTCTCAATCGCTTCCAGCACCCGTTTACCGCCTTCTGAGCGGTTAGCGGTTTCAACGTCGATCACCTTGTCGAGAAACACACGGCCATTCTCGCGACGCACATTCTCATTCCATGCGCCGATCCACCCTAGATTGATCCCTTCCGGGTCTCTGGCAGATACGAACTTGCCATTAATGGTCGGGTGGCCGAGTGGTGCCGGGGTGCGTTCCAGACCGGAGAAGCTCTTCTCGATCTCGTCTGCCGGATACATGATGCTGTTCATCACAACGTTGTCAGGCAGTGTTGCAGATGGCACGATCACAACGTCACGGCCATTCCTCTTCTCGTGTCTAATCGCACCGGCGTTAGCCAGTGATCGGATATTCACCCGAACTGTTTTCATTGATCAGTCCTCGATTTCAGGATTTGCGGGCAGCCCGGTGTCTTGATCGACATTGTCGTCGTCTTCATCCCGGTATCGCTGATCATCTGTCAGTGGCTCTTTGCCCACGACTTCGCGCATTTCTTCCGGAGTGAATATCCACTCAGTATTGCCCATCTTCTGATTGGCATCAGCCATCTTGGTCACGCGGTCGATCTTCTCAGTCATTGAAGCCTCAGTCAGATCAGACCAGTCGAGATACCAATCCTTCTCAGGCAGGATCTTGAAGCGCTCCAGACGGTTCACGAAGTCCATGATGTTTGGGCGAACGGTGTTGTTCCGCCGAGACATGTTTGTCTGAGCCCATTCGTTGGCGTCTTCGGTACTTGCCCGCTCGCCTGTCTGTGAGCCGACAAGGATCTTCACAGGCATAGAGATGGACGCAGCAAAGGACTGTAGGGCGATGGCGAAGAAGTGCTCAGGGCTTGGCAGGGTGACGCTCAGGCTTTTGGCCTGCATGCCTTGGATCATCAGGAGCTTATCGAAGCCCTTCTGCCAATCCTCAACCTGTTCATTCATCTTGTCGGCCAGTTCCTCGACCGGTATCCCCATGGCCTTAGCCATTTCCTCGATCTTGGCTTCTGGATCGACTTCAAGGACTGGAGCTGATTTGGCGTTCTTCCAGAAGCCTTCACCGCCTGCACCGCTGATCTTTTCTAGTGTCAACAGATCGTTATAGCCAGGCTCAAGCAGCGACTTGCAGTCCATCGTGCCATCGCGTGACCAGATCACCACCCGGTCAGGGTGGAGCTGGAACTGCCGTGGCTGCGTACCGGTGTTGTCGCCTACGGTTGCCTCATTGAACTGATACATGAGCGGCTGACCGTATGTCTGGCTCTTCTCATCCGTATCCCACTGAGAGACCTGCAACTGCCCTTCCCATGCTGGGATGACTTCAACAAGGCCCAGAATGCCACCCGGCACCGTATCGACCGGCTCAGAGAATGTCTTGCTATCGGCCAGACGGAGGATCAAACCGCCGTATCTGCCGACCAGTGAGCGCCTATCAGCCTCTGCAATGCGCGACCATACCCGAAGATCGGTGAAGCGCTCCCGGATGTCCTTCTCTAGGGGCGTCTCTTTGGTTGCATTACCCTCTGACCCGTCACGCTGCTTCTCCTGCAGAAATGGCGCATCCTGCCATGTCTTGAGGATTGTCTTGTCTACACCAGCCGCCCCGACACCATTCCGGCAATACATCCCGTACAGCATGTCGAAGCTGATGAACTCGGGATAGCCAAAGTCAGCATAGTGATTGTGCTTTGCCGTCGCGAAGAAGCCCGGAAACATAACGTCGAGCCGACGCGCCGCAGCATTAGCCAAGGCTCGAATAGGGTTCATCTGTGCCTCTTTGTCAGGAGCATGGCGACCTGCTTAGTGTCACCCAGCATTAATTCAGTGATGGCCCATACAAGAGCGTCCACCTTGTCGGGCGATCCCTCACCGGCAAAGCCATCAGGAGCCATAAGGCACATCTGGTCTTCCAGCTCTGGCAGCCCGCCGACATGCGAAACCTTGCCCTGCTCGTATAGTGCCGCGACAGGCTCAGCTCGTGCGACCTTGCCCCGGCTGGCTGTGACCTCTTTGTATGAGACGTTCTTGTCTGTTGTCTTGATGACGTGCTCGACCATTGCGCCACCGAAGTTACGTTCAGCGACGACCCGATCAGCCTCAAATTCGTGATATGCCTCGACAGTACGTCTGCCCCAGCCTGCAGGAGAGAGCTTGCAGGATCTGTCAGCCAGAACATAAGCCCTGCCGTCTACCCCCTTACCGGCCACGATTATGCCGATATCGTCGCCCTCGTCGCTGCTTCCCTTGGTGCCGGAAGGATCGACCGCCACGACAACACGGACAAACTCAGGCACAGTTCTAATCCGGCCTTTGTCCAATTCCGAGCGCGTCCACAGTGCGCCGGGCAGATCGTCAATAATTTCGGCTTCAAGTTCCTGACGGCCTAGACGTGTACCTTCGTACTTGTCCTTGATTGCCTTGAGAAAGGTCGGCGCCAGATTGCCTACGTTGTCGAATGTCGATCCGCGTGTAACCACCGTCTTAGGATCGGCAATGATCTCTTTCAGCAATGGAACCGGCTTCGGCGTTGTCGTGATGCAAACCCTTGGATTATCACCCAGGCGAAGACCGAACATCGCCATGTCCCATGTCTCACGCAGATACTTCCACGCTGCCAGCTCATCGCACCACATGGCCTCATGCTGTGGACCGCGAAGGCGCTCGGGCTCTTCGGCGGAGAACAATGTAGCCACTGCACCATTAGCCCACGTCACACGGCGCTTAGACGGCTCATACATCGGCTTGCCAAGGACTTCACCTTTAGCCGTCCGATCCCCTGCCCAACATACAGCGAGCAATCCGCTCTCACCTTCAACCATAACGTCTCTGGCGTCTGATGCTGTGGGAGCGATAAGGCCGATACGCATGGCACCGGCTCTAACCTGTTCTCTGGTCCATTCAGCTCCGGTTCTGGTCTTCCCAAACCCACGGCCTGCAAGGATCATCCATGTCAGCCAGTCACCATCCGGGGCAACCTGTGCAGGTCGGGCAAGAAAGCGCCAGTCATGCAGGAGGGCTTTACATTCTTCGTCAGTTAGCGCCGCCAGAATTGCTGTTCTTTGGGCTTCCGACATTTTGGCGAGAGATGAGAGATTGAAGCTTGGTTCTTGCATCTGTCACCGTCAAATCACCTGTCACATCAGCCTCGACGCGATCCACGAACAATTTATGATATTTACCCAATAGGCCCCACGCGCTCACACGCGCCCCGTGAGAGCTTCCTTCACCTTGACGGGTAGCTTCTTCAAACAACCCACGAAGCACTCTCTCTGCGCTTAAATCGAGCTTTTCAGCGGTCTTCCCGGCCTTTGCTGCGATGGCTTCTGCAATGTCTACATTTGACAGCAGACGCGAGCCTTCCCGATTGGCCGTCTTGACTGCATACCCCGCCCGTATCGCTGCCTGTGTGGCATTCAGGTCAATCAGGTACTCAGCGACAAATCGCTCTTGTTTCGCGGTGAGACTCACGGTTGTATTCCCGATGGGTGATGGAGGGAGATCAAGATGACTATTGCCGATGCTCTTGCCGCAGTTACTGGCGCACTGAAGGTCGTAAACGAATTACGAGCGATTGATGCTCAGTTTGATAAGGCGGAACTTAAAGCACGACTCGCCGATGTTATGTCTCAGTTAGCCGATGCTAAGATGGGATTAATCGAAGCAAGCGATGCCATTGATGCCGAGAAGAAAGAAACTAATCGTCTAAAACAAGCGTTCGAGTTTCGCGGAACACTAGTCGAACATAAAGGCTTCAAGTACGAAACCTTTGAGGATGGAGGCCCGAAGGGAGAGCCCTTTTGCCCTAGATGCGAGCAAAACTTAGGTCGTTTCTATCGCCTCACCCAAGTTCGTGGTGGTGGCTACTCAAATCTAGTTTGTCCAGATTGCAAAGCTAATTTTAACGCTAGCGTTTACGTTTGGCAAAAGTGAATACCGGTCTTGCCCACTTGATCCGCATTATGAGGGGAAATAGGACCCCGGAGCGGACGGACGGCTTCTACAGCCTCGAATGTGGCCTTGTTCCAAGCGACCGGCTGTCTCGGTTGGAGATACCCGCTCCCTACATAGAAAAGACAACGCCGTTACTGGCTGTCAGGCGACCTTCTGCTATCTGTCGCTGACGCCGTGCAACTTCACGAGCACCGTTCGGAGTATAGCGGCGTCCGCCAATGCGAATGCGCTTGCTGGCACCACGCTTGCGATGATGCGGAACAGGATCACTGAATACGAGTGAGGCTGAGCCCGAGAAAAAGCCACGAACAGACGACAGCAATGCTGCTGCCATGACACTGAAGCCAAAGCGCATATCGTTCTCCGATGTTTGATAAAGAAAAACCCCGCACTAGGCGGGGCTGGATTGGTTGCCGGTATTTCTCTGCAAGTATCGCTGTATTCCCGGTCTAGGCCCATACGTTTCTAAGCAGATTGGGCCTGAATTTATCAGAACGGGCCGGACGCTACCCCGGCTATCGCCTGTTTCGGCCACGCTTTACATGGCTTATCTGGGGTGCGCTACCCGTTGCGCTTCTGCTTTCAGCGCCGCCGTTCTGATTGTTATGCGAAATGCTGGCCGCTACGTGCTGCTTAGTCCGCGCCCTCCTGAAAGGTTCTTTGGCGGATACCCATTACCAAGTTCAGTTCCGGCATTTCACATTCTGTCCGAGTGGCAGGCTCGCAGCAGGATTTGAACCTACGACCTGTGAACCGAAGTCCAACGCTCTATCCAGCTGAGCTATGCGAGCCTGTTTATCCACTCGAATTGAGAACCGCCGCGTACCTTGCGCTATCAGGGTGCAAAGCAGTGGCGGCGGCCATGTCATATTTGCGAGGGCCTTCGCCATCAAGGTTTAGATATCACTCACCTTGAAAACTACGGTTTAGCGTCCCCTTTCGGTTAAGCTCCCTCGCATTCCGTTGAGGCGTTGCCTCGTATTATTGCCCATCCGCTTAAGCAGCGGGTTTCATTTTCTCTCGGAGAGAAGGGATGTTTCTGGGCTTAGCGTCCGGCGTCATGAAGTGATTTGCCCCACGAACGCAACTCTCGGACGATACCGTTTGTTGATGTGAGTTATCGTCAAAATCGGACACGTTGTCTAGCGTCACTGTTAACCGAACGGCATACAATCGGTTCAAACTTTCTGCAATTTGTTGACAACAACGGTTAATTTGACGCTGAAAAGTTCGGCGCACCGTGTCGTTTTTTCTGAGATATGCCTCAAGTGAAACGCCTTTCCGGCTTTTTATGAAGCCATAATCGTAAACCAACTTGCGGTCTGCTTCGTCTAAGAACGAGTTAACCCATCCGAAACACTCTTCCATTCGGGCAATTTCGCCACCGGTTGCCCGGATTTTCACCTTGGCCGTTTCGAAACCATATGCCTCGTCATAGCGCCTGACCACGTCTGGCATGTTATTGGCGAAAGACTTCGGCCCTTTATGTGCTGGCAGCTTCCGCAGGGTTGCAGCCATTTCAATGACCCGGCTTTTAACTGCTTCGGATGTCCAATCTTGAAAGCTCATGCTGCCCCCCTCTCATCGAAGAAATCGCTTTGTGCTGGCTTATTCAGCATCATCATTAGAAGCACCCTGAGAACGTGTGTAGTGGGTATTCCGCAATTCATTGCTTTGGCCTTAAGCCTGAGTATTCCCAGGTCAATTCTGTCAAAATCGGAAACCAGTGTGCGACTGTGGATCAGATTAGGGCAGAGGATCAGAACTGACGAAATTGCTTTCACCATATCGGAATAGATGAACATTGAGTTCTGCACTGTCCCGACCATCAATTGCAGAACAAGGCGAAGATGATCCTCGCCGTGCTCTCGTCCGATTTCCCTCAGTGTTGGCTTACAGAAGCATTCCCTTGCCTTCCGGCTTGTAGGTGAATGGTCACAGCTCGCCCGTAGGATGACGCCACACTGGCGGGCTACGCGGTAGATATCGCAAGGGTGTCTAGCCATTGGCCGCCCTCAACTCCATCGTTTCTTGCACTGGCAACCGCTCTTGGTCCGGTGATTTCCATTTCTCGTAATCGGCCTCGATCTGTGGGTAGTTTACCGGGTGCTGTGAGCGGAAGTCTGGCATAGAGCCCGCAACCCATTCACCTTTATTCCCCGACACGATCCAGCCGGATTGCGTCCATCGCGACATCGAAATGTCGAAGTGTCCGAAGTCTTTTCTGGTCACAAACCCGCGCTTCGTTAAGGTGATTGCGATCTTGATCGCGGCGACCTTCCACGCAGTTAGCGCAACCGGCGCTTTATCACCTGCTATTACATCAGGAACCCAATCGGGCAGATCAATTCGGCTATGTGGGCACAGTTCGCGCCAATCGCGATGTGACCAGTCACTGTCCGTTCGTGGCAGATAAGGATAGAACTGAAACTCTCCATCCCATTCTTGCTTTCGAACCGTAATCACCGTGATGTTCAGGAGCTTACAAATTCCTGCAAGATCAGTTGTGACGCCATATGGGATCAGAACAGCCCGGCAATCAGGCCCAGATGCTGTCACAGAATAAGTGCTGACGCCTTCGGCCACTTGGTTGATGACTTTAGCATTTAGCCGAAGTTTCGCCTCAACTCCGATCTGGAAGCCGTCCTCTTTTCGCACCAGAAGAATGTCAAAGCCTCCTGTTTCCGGGTACGCAGTCCATTCTTCTGGCAGCTTTGAGATGAAGGCCGCGCAAAGGTCAGTTTCTTTTTCAAAGGTTGCCTTGCTCATCATGCCGCCGCCCTCTTCCGCTCGACTTCTATTTTCCTGCCCTTCCGGTAGATCGCACCATCTGAACCGAATACCTGTTCCCGCTCTGTGGGCTCCATGGAAGCGATTTCACCTTCGCGCAGATACTTGCCGTTGAAATATGCGAGAAGGTGCCTGTTGACCGTCCTTGTGGCTTCCAGCTCACATGTGAAGACTTGAGGTGCTCCACCTTCATTCAGGAGTGGCTTCGGGTGGCTGTCTCGTGAGAAACGCAGCATCACCCACCAGCCTTGAGGAACTTGCTTGATATACCCGGCGTATCTGTTCATAGCAGACCCATTGGATTGTCGATGATTTCACGCTTGATCAGTTCGGGCTCATTCATGCCACCCTGATCGACAAAGCTCGTTGTGCTGCCATGCCAGCCACATTCAACGTCACGCGGCCACTGGCTTTCTCTGGACAGGGCAAGGAATATCTTGGCCTTGTCCTCGTTCTGCTCGACCAGATCAGACCAGAACTGATGCAAATCGCTCATCTTTGATGGCTCATGCTCTTTCAGGAACACAACTGGACGAAACGGGATCAACACATGGTCTGCGTCTCGCTCGATTGCGCCGATCAGATCCGAATACCGAGGCTTCTTGGCAAGCAGACCGTGGAAGAACTTCTCATTGATCGTCGGCTTGTAATCAGCGAACACGTTCTTCTTGAGCTGCGCACAGCCAACAATCGGGATATCCAGGTCACGAGCGATCTGCTTAAGCCTTGCCGTGACGATCTGCCCAAATTCCCAATCTGCCAGTTTCTTTTCGTTCTTGTCCCGGTCGATCAGGCCCATATGGTCGATAACGACAAGCCCTTTCCCCTTCTTGGAAACGAAATACCGAACCCGCTCTTCGATCTGATCCAGCGTCAAACGCTTCTGCTGGATATAGATTTGCTTGTCCTTGTTGGCATTCCGGAAGCTCATCAGGCGTTCAAAGTCGTTCTCGGTGACCTTGCCGCGCTTCTGCCGGTTCACTGTGACATTGGTTTCACGGCTGCTTTCACGCATTGCCAGCTCTTTTGCCGACATTTCACCGGAATAGAACCAGACTGCATTACCCTCAGAAGCCGCACCCATTGCCAGCTGACCGGCCAATGCTGACTTACCCTGCTTTGTAGCACCGCCAAGAATTATGAGCTGTCCGCCACACATCGGGCCTATAAGCTCTTCGACTGGTCGGAAACGGTAACTTATCCCGGTCCCCTTCTTGCCCTTGTATGCCCTGTCTGTGTCGTCAAGAGCGTCATCCAGAGCAGAGCCAAATGACACGGCACCATAGATATCGTCACCATCTGAGAGAGCCTGACTGATTTCAGTGATTGCCTTCTCGCCAATCTTTGCAGGGTCACTGTCTGTTTCGACGTTCTGGGCCGTCCGGATCATGTCTTCGGCAACCGCGACGATCTGCCTGCGCTTGTACAAATCAACCAGCATCTGTGCGATCTGAGGCAGCATTGAAGGCGGAAGGGAATGCTGCGCACATGCACGAGCGACAAGCTTTCCGACTGTCGTTTCATTGTCGATATTCTTATCCCAAGGCAGAAACGGCTTGATCGTGATCGGAGCCGCAACTTTCCCCTGCTTAATCAGATCTCCCATGACCTGATAAACATCACCAAGAACGCCCTGTGAGAAGTGAGCTGGCTGCAGCATACCGGCGACAAGTTGGAAAGCATCGTTGTTAACAAGGATCGTTCCGATAATCGCGCCTTCACCATCAACATTGCAGATTTCAGGCTGGTATTGGTCTTGCTCGTATTTGCGAAGGGCGCTCATGCTGCCACCTTAAGGTTCATCTTGGTTTGCTGGCGCTTGGCCTGTGTCTTGGCCTTCTTCGCTGCTCGTGTGGCTTCCTGGTGGACCTTGCCGCCTGATACGAGCCAGAACATTATTCCAATGGCGTCGGAGCAGTTATCGTCCTTCGGCTTCAATCCGCGCCGTGCGCACTCTTCCAGAACCTTGTCCTTGATCCATTTGCGCCGTTCATCCGCGTTTGTGATTTCCTTCGGCGCTCTGACAACTCCGATGAATGACTTGCGCCAAGATGACGTTGTAACCGTGCGTGGATAGACCAGAGAGCGCCGCTCACACATCATTTCGAGCGTTGCCAGCCAACCACCGGCCAACTGTGCTGATGCTTCTGTACGAGCCGCTGAGTAAGCTTCTGCCTCAATCACGATCTCAAGGTTATCTTCCTCAATACCGTGATGCCTGCGCAGCTGGCTGATGTTGTCCCACAGATTGAGATAATACTGACCGCGCCGGGTGCATTTGTTGCCTTCCATGTCACGGGTCAGATCCCATGTTCCATATGAAAGACGTTCGCCAACAGATCGCTGCTGTTCCTTTGGCTTTTCACTGTCATCAAGCAGAAGGCAGAAGCCTGCCTTCGTGGATGGGTCGATTGTGAGCTTGTGCATTAAAACCTCCCCAAGAAGTACGCCACCGGGGCGAGAATTACGGCTAGAGCCAAGCAGGCCCAGCCGAAGCCGATAAGTGATCTGGAAAGCCGTTCATTCATGTTGGGCCTCCGTTGGCTTGGCTGTGCGCTGGCGGGTGTCTGTGACGCCACTCACGCGTAGAGCATGGAGAACTGTGGTGTGATCGAGCCCGAACCTTCGACCGATCTCAGCAAGGCCAATGGGGCTTTTTTCAATCCAAACCCGGTAAATGGCTTCTCGACGTGCAAGCATGATCTTTCGCTTGCGGGTAACGCTGAGGATGTCTTCCAAGGTCAGACCATGCTCCTCGGCTACCCGAGCTATGATCGAACGTGCTGAATTCTGTTCATCAGGGATCGTGATCGGAAACTTCTCGGCAGCCTTCTCAAACATTCGCCTGTCACGCTCACGGCGCTGTTCTGCTATCTGCTCGGCTGATTTGAATACGACTGGCTTATGAACCGGCTTGGCAATCTCTGCCCTCTTACGGGCTTCGGCTTTCGCCTGTTCGCGGCGGCGCTGTTCTGCAACTGCTGCCTGATATCGAGGATTACTCTCGACTGTGTTTGAACGTGCGTAGATCATTATGAAGCCCTCCGCAGAGGAATGACTTCGCACTGATGGCGCTTATCAAGCGAACTGCGCCCCGGAAGAGGATCACCCATAAGAACGCCGGTCTTTGACCGTGTATCGCTCGGTATGGCGTCAATGAGTGACTTGACGTGATCTTTGTCCAATCGATCTGTTGGATATCTGTCGGCGTTCGTTTCACCCTTTACCCGCACACGATCGTACTGGTCATAGTTTCTGCCGCGTTCAAGATGACGCTTGTAAGCAGCATCATCGAGCAGCATAGCAATCGTGTGGCGCGAAACGCCTAATTCACTGGCGATGCGGGTCTTCGTAAATCCTTGGCGAACAAGCTCTTTGGCCTTCGCCGTGTAGGCTTCACGGTCTGTCTTGTGATTGTAATTCTTTTTCTGCGCATCCATTACGCGGCCTCGGCTAAATATCTCGCTGCTTCTTGGACAGCTTCATTGTCGGAAACCGGGGAGCCATCTATTGCGCTCAGTACCCGGCGAAGGTGATATGCAGCATCAAAGTCTGGTTTCAGGGCGATGCAGCGGGCTCGGTTTGGGATTAGTTCAATCAGACCGCGTTCCTTGAGACCGTGAACAAGCCGGTGAATGCTGGAACGGGATGTGATGCCCAAGGCTTCGCCAATTTCCTGATATGAAGGGCCGTAGCCCTCCTTATCGATGAACGACCGTATGAAGTCGTATGCCTGTTTCTGGCGGGGTGTGGTGGAGGTCACTAATGAGCCTCCAGCCCGTTCGGGTGTTTGGGGAAATGCATCCATGCAATCGGTACTTCGCCCGTTGCCAGCCCGTACCACCGTCCACCGTCTTGACCGTTCTTTGGTTGCCAATGGGAAGGCATCACCTTCCCGCACTTGGTCGCTACGAATATCTTGACGTATCGGTAATCCCGACTGGTGACTTCCTTGCCCTTAACTGTACGGGTATTGGAAACGTATCCTCCGAGTGGGGCTTCTGATACGTCGAAATTCCATGTGGCCATCACGCTGCCTCCTCGCTTGGGAAGTCAGGCTCGCCGTGGTCTGGCTGCTGGACGGCGTTCTTCTTTTCCATTGCGGCCTGCAGGTTGTCCCGCATGAACTTCTGGCCCTTGTCCCAGCCCCTGAGCCAAGCGGTATCTTCGTCGGAGCCTTTGTCATATTCGCTGTCGGCATCCTTACCGGCCAGACCAGCAAGCTCGCCCTCGCCTTCGATGCGCTCAATTGCCGGAGCGCGGTCGCGCAGTAGATCGGACTGGAAACCGGGAATGACGTTCAACCATGACAGAACCTCGCCATGCGCCAGAAAGCGGTCTGTTACGGTTCCCTTGTCATCTGCGCCAATTGCCTTGATTGCATAGTCCAGATCGCCCAGAACGACGTTATCAGCCTGTGCAAGCTTACCTGCGGCCTTCTTTTCAGCATTGGCTTCCCTCACCTTGGCGTCATGGCCCATCCGGATACGCAGATGGTGAAAGAACAATGCCTTCTTGTCAGTTTCGGAAAGCTGCGAATTATGTCCTGCGTTCATTTCCGTTCTCCCGATGCTCAAGCGGCCTTCATGGCGGCTAGTTGGATGTTTCCAAGAACCTCTTTCAGGTTCCTGACTTCGAAATGCTGGATGGAGTTGGCTTCGCGATGGAAGATCGCCCGAACGCGGCGCTGCGACCATTGTGGGTTGACGGCGCTCAAATACTCGTATGCGTCATACAGAGACTTTCCGACCGAGATTGACGGCGTGGACTGCATGATCGTGATCAGCAGATTGCGGGCGATTTCCTGATCATTCTCGGTCCCGTTCCCTTCAGTTATGGTCTTCGGAACGAAGTCTTTCTGAGGGAATTCTGGGGAAATACCGAGGCCCGCTATAGCCTTGTCTAATTCTCTTGTTCGCTTGAACCATTCACCTTCAACACGGCAAATGTCGAAAAGCTTATGGAAGACCTTCTCGACTTCCCGTCCACCTTCAGCAGTAGCAAGCAGTTCAATGCCTTCTGGAAAACTTGCTGCCAAGGCCCACAGACGCACGGTCAGATTGTCGGAGTAACCGATCTTGACCATATCCTGACGGTCTTTTCGCGTAATGAAGTAAACCGTCATCGGCCTTCCTCCTTAAGCTCTGGGGCGATCAGCAGCGCCAAGCAACGAGCGGAGCGCAGCAATGACCGAGCCACTGATATGCGGGTCCTTGTGACCCAAGAGCTTCGTCGCATTGCTGATGAGCCTGTCGACTTCACCGAGTTCTTGCTGTCCGAATTCGACACCGGACACCTCCTCTAGTTTGCGCAGCTCCTTCGGCTTGATTGAAACACGCTGATCCGCGTACCAAACGTCACGAGTGCGGTTGAACGACCACTTGAGTTTCCGAGAGGCAGCAAGAATTCGAGCGCCAACGCTGCTCGCCAATGAAGGCGGCGCGACATGGCTTTTCAAAATTTCAGAAGCAAAGGCCAACTCAGACATTTCTGATTTCTCCGACAACTTTTCGGACATTTCCGACAATCCCTTCGATACGTTGAGATTGTTCGGTGGAGCGGCGATGAAGCCGCTACCGGTTACAAAGGAACTGATGTGATGAAGATGAAACGGACAGCTCGCAAAGCCTGGAAAACTGATACGGGCGTCCAACTCGTCTTATGGACTTGGCCTGAAGTCTCACCACGAAAGCCGAAGGGAAGCAGCTTGGCGGCACGTGACCCTCTCGATCCTTTCCGATGATATTCATGGCTTTGTCCTTTTGGGTGAATGGGTTGCCCGGAGCCCCGACAGGGGAACCAGAACTCCGGGCTTATCGCCTACCGAGTAACAGGCGGTGGGGAGGTATCCCCGGCAGGCAATGGGAATTAGGCGGCGTTTGGAAAATCTTGTTTGTGATTGATTTCCGAATGCTTCGCATTGAGGCTGGAAATGTATTCTTCCAACTTCACAAACTCTGACGGCGATGGACGGACACCAGCAATGCGGCGATACGAGTTACCGTACCAACGGTGCATTATTTCGGACGCCTCGGAATTGTGGTCTTGTCTAATGCCGGCATTGCGAAGCCTGTTTTCAGCAGCACGTATCCGGGCACTGTAGGAGCGAAGTCCAACACGATATTCTGGACAAGGTCGCGAGCCTTTGCCGATGTTCCGAATTCGACCGATCGGCTTAAGTTCATCTCTGACCCAATCTAGCGATCTGGACTTTGCAATGCGATCTATCGTGTCAAGAAGAAGCTTTGAGGACTTGAACCACTCTTTATGGCTGTGAACGTCTGCGAAGCACGAATGAATGAACTGCTCATCTGACAGATCACCATCAACAGAAATGATGATTTCCAACGGGAACGGAGACCACACAGCAAGACTTTCCAGTCTCTTTTCTGGGCATGTTGAGCTACCGATCTTAATCGGACCATCCATGCCCACTGGCTTAATGAAATAGACTTTACTCGAAAGACTTTTCACGCTGCATCTCCTGCTTGCTTGAACAGGTCAGGACGGATGGAACTCATTGGAAGGCCAGTTATGTTCGCTACTTCCGCGATACGCTCCGCCGGGACACGATCCCATTGCGAGATTGCGCCGCGAGTAACCCCAATCTTCCGAGCCAGATCAGCAAAGGAGATAACCTCCCTGACTGCTTCCATTCCCGTCTTCTGCATCTGTTTTCGCCGCTCATTTGTTATCGGTATCCAACATGTACAGTTTAACTAAACTTATGTCAAGCGAGACTAACGGCGATTTTTTAAAGATGCAAAGTTATGTTGCGTACATGGAATTAAAAGATCGAATTTTAGTCGCTCGCGAAGCTGCTGGCCTGACACAGCAAGAACTAGCTGACGCGACCGGGAAAACCCGTGGGGCAGTAGCTCAATGGGAAAGTGGGAAAACGCGCCCTCGCCACAACGTTCTGGTTGCAATAGCTGAAGCAACACAAAGGGATATTGCTTGGATCGAGAGCGGGATTGAGGCAGCGGAAGGCGCACCAAAACCAAAGCCTAACGCCAGCTTCCCGCCAAAATACCAGGAGTTCCCACAGGGGCAGTCTATCCCGCTCCTAGGCCAGTCGGCAGGCGGTCCTAACGGTCGCTTCGTTTTGAACGGAACAGAGGTTGGGCGTGTATTCTGCCCTCCGATGCTTGAAGGTGTCGAAGGGGCTTATGCCGTGATGGTCTTCGGAACATCAATGGAACCGCGCTATTTCGCTGGCGAGACCGTATGGGTCAATCCTCACCTGCCCGTCAGATCCGGCGATGATGTAATTGCTCAATTCGTCGGAGATGAAGAAGGCTTGCCAGCTGATAGCTACATCAAACGCTTTACATCTCAGTCAAGCAAGGTTCTCCGCCTCTACCAGTACAACCCGGATGAAGGCGAAGAACACGATCTTGAGTTTGATGCAGATACGGTTTTTTCAGTTCACAAGATCGTATTCAAAGCCAACACCTGATTGAACTTCTTCACAAATCCAAGTTGGGCGAATGGAGAGATTGCGAGAAGAAAGAGGCTGACGAGGGCAAATGCTGCATCTGATCTTACGGCAGAGTTGCGCGTAGTTGTGAACACCAAGACCAGCAGCGATCTTTAGATTGGAACGATAGAGAACTCTTGAATGGCCGCAATCATCACAAGCCACGTAAACACTCGACAATTCCACGATTAAGCGGTTGGCGTCCGGGTGATTAATGGGAGCACTCTTCAACATATTCCTCTCCATTTGTTCTACTTCTGTTCTCATTTCAAAGCAGGTTACGTCGGAAGAGTCGAGTCGAATTAATGGTTAACGAGAAGTTATTTTTTCGGCAGCTACATCTTGTGTGTACGCTATTGGACTGAACACAATTTTGAACCACAGACGCATAAGGGGATGGGGAATGGCGAATGATTATCAACCTTGGGAGAACATAACTCCTGAGACGGTAGACAACTTCATCAATCAATTTGACGACTTCGGCGGCAAAGAACTTTCAATGTCGTTAGGTAGAGTAATTATATCTTGGAGCCAGCTTGAGAACGCACTTCAAACATTCTTGATGGAGCTGATGAATATTCGTCTGGATCACTTTCTAGCGACCGTAGGACAGTTGAGTATCTATCAAAAAATTGATGCCATTTCATCTATCACTTCCTTGACATCACCTGATCCACGCTGGACGAAACATCTCCACGAACTCAAGAAGTACATCCACGGAAATCTCAGGGAAGAAAGGAATAGACTAGCTCACGACCTATGGATTAATGAGCCAGAACAGAAACAATCTATAAGGTTCAAACCTTCGGTAGACAGAAAGACCAACAAACCAACGTACTTAGATGCTCGAGATTTCTCGAATGATGAGCTCAAAGTTCTGGCTGCAAAAATTATTTCATGCTTTGCAGTGGTGCACCGACTTCGAGATGCTTACTTTCCAGGCAAGCCAAAACCATGGCAGCAAACACAGCCGGAAGGTTCTCTTTGAGAATTGTCGGGCTGAGGTAGTCTGATGGATAATCAAAGGCCTGTTCACCAGCTTCGATCATAGCTGGTGTCACAAGTTCTACTATTGCATCAGAGTTCATTTTTTGCATACCAAAACATAGCAAATAATACTGAATGTTGCCAGATGGCACTGGATGAGAAACCATAGCCCCGCTTCGGCGGGGTTTTTGTTTGGCTATCTGCCGATCATAAAATCTTCGATATCGATCTGTGGTGCTTTCCGGCGCCGTGTTAGGGCGGCATTCTTGGCGTGGTGCTTTGCATCCCAGGACAAATGACACTTCTGGCAAAGAGCTCTGCACCGCTCTGGATCTGCGTGAGTTTCATCATGATCCATGTGCGCGATTGTCAAAACAACCTTGCTACCGGTCAATGGATGTGGCTGGCCGTTCACAGCTTCGCACTTAGGAAACATCGGAGTGCCTTCGCATCGATGCCCAGCACGTTCAAGCAGACTTGCGCGGAAATCTTTCCATTCCTTCGAATGTGTCCCGCCGCCTGGATAGTTCTTCATCTTCTCTGGATTGATTGGCATCTAGCACCTCTATCTTCTACCTTATCTCTATCTTCTTGTTTTTCTTAAGATTTGTATTTGATTAGAGGGAGGGAGAAAGCAAAGACCCCCCTACCCCCAGAAAGACAAAAGCCTTCCCAAAGGTAAGGGGATCGTATGCCACAGACTTGTACCGTCATGTCGGTCGGTCGATCTGGCAGGATACCTCTCGGTTAATCCGTCCTCTGTTTCTGACAGCACCGTAGGACTTACGACCCCCGCGCTTGCAGCTTCATCAGCAAGGGAATTGCACCCTCGTCGCTGCTTCGATGCGCCATTGATAATCCCCAGCCATATTTTCTGTCAAGTTAAACTAAACTTTTTTCTGTTAATCCTCTTGCATTGTGTATAGTTTCACTGTACATCTTACTCATCAACCAACGGACCACGAAGACGCCAACGGGCTGATCTGGTTCACAACATGGGGTGAGTAAATGTCACAGGCCAATTTCAAAGCGCTCATCAAAAATGCAGCTGCGCAGCTCGAAGCGCTTGCTGGCCGAGTTCAGCCGGGTGCCTGCTATGACAACCAGGCTCAAGCCGAAAGCTTCTTCCAGTTCGAAGATTACCTCAAAGAAATCGATTTGATTTTCACCGATCTGCGCATCGGCGTGATTGATGAAACACGCGGCTGGGGCAACCAGCAAGGCATGAGCCGTGTCCAGCGCAAGATGCTGCGTGAAAAGACCAACGATGATCGTGACGGATTGCTCGAAGAAGCCCGTGAGTGGGCTGAGGAAGAGCGTCATGGGGCGGCTGCGTGATGATGATCCAAAAGAACTGTGCGGCTTGTGGCGCCCTCTTCAATGTCCGGATCGCAGATCACAAGCGAGGATGGGGCAAGTGCTGCGATAAGTCTTGCTCTGCAGCCTACAAGGTTGGGATGCGGCCTCGTGATGTGAACGAAAACCACGCGAAGAAAAGCATATGGGCAGAGAAGGCTCTCAATGAGCGGAAGCTGGCTGGCGTAACAGTCTGGCCGCAAGCTCCAAGCGTCAAGGAACAAGTCGGCAAAAAGGTAAAGGTTAAGCCTGTCTACCATTCACCAAGCAACTGCCGACATTGCGGCATTCCCGTGAATGGCCCCGGCCTTTGCAACGCTTGCGAAGATCACGAGGAAGGCCTGAACGCCATAGAAAGCGGCTGGGACGGCCACAAGGCATGGGCATGACGCTCCCCGATCCAGTCCTGACACTCATCACAATCAACCTTTCAATCGCGTTCATCGCGCCGTTTCTGGGGATTTGAAATGACTGAAGAAGACGTAAAAGCATTCCTCGAAGCCAACCGAGAAGACATCAACGCTCAGGTTAAGCAGCGTCTAATTGACGGGCTTTTACAGCAGCACCGTTGGGAAATGTCGGATCAGATTTCCAAGGTCGTAGGCGAATTTATGGCCGAGGAAGTTATGCCTGAAGTGAAGAAGTTTCTTGCTTCTGAAAAAGGTCCGATCATCGAAGCAGCCATTAGTGCAGCTAGCCAGATCGGTGACATGATCACTCAGGAAATGGTCAAGAAGGCCGCTAAGAACATCGGTGAAGGAAGCTACCGTTACCGTGATGTTATCAAGCAGATTTTCGAGTGAGGCTCCCATGCGTGACCTTATCGAAGACATCGCTGGCTTTGTTGCCGTTTCAACCTTCATCGCAACGTTTGCAGTATGGGCCGGGGTTCTGGCTGAGAAAGTGTGAGGCTCGATATGCAGCTTATTCACGTACCCGTAGCATCTGACCTCAACCGTGACAGTGGCATTAACGCATATCGCTTCACAAGCTTTACGCCTGAGAAGCGCGCCGACGATGATATCGCAGGTTATATCAGCGACGTGATGGCCTTTGCTGAGATGCTTGAGGCTTATGCAACAACGCCGGAGAAGATGGCCGAGGCTGTTGCGCAGATTGAGCGATACCGCCTTCGCTACATCCAGTGGGAGAATACACTGTGGGCCGCAAAGAGCCGCACCGCGTCCCCAATGATCACCGGCCCGGCTCGGTTCCCTGTTGAGCGTAACCGTAAAGCTATGGACGCTGAGCACAAGAAGATCGGTGCATATCTGGAATGGCTGGAGAAAGCTAAAAATGCGGCAATCAAAGCCGTCAATATGGTTGGCTATGTTGCGCCACCAAAGCCGGAAGGCGCGAAGACTGGCCAAAAGGTCAATGAATTTGACGGTTTCAAAGTGATCGAAAACTTTGACATTGACCGCGTTCAGTTCGTTTTCCCAGACAAGCCAACCGAAGCAGAACGGACAATCCTCAAAGGCGCGGCGTTTAAGTGGGCACCAAGCCAAGGTGCATGGCAGCGGCAGTTAACCAACAACGCAATCGCAGCTGCGCGGCGTGTCATAGATCAGTTGAAAGAGAGCGAGGCCGCATGACCGCCCTCCTCCAAGTAAGCGGCTATGTGCGCCGCCAGTCAGCCAATGGCGATGATAAGCGCCCACGGTTCACACCAGAACAGATCGCAACAGCCAGCCAGATACAGACCGAGATAGACGCAAGCTTTGTTCTCGCAGTCACAGTGGCACTGGCACAAGAGTTTCCGGGAGAGTTGAAGTGAGACAGTTCCGCAAAGGGGACATCGTTACTATCGAGTGCGTTGTCGAAAGCCAGTTCACCGACACAGAAATGCGCGTTCGACCTGTTGATGATCACTCTGACATCTACGTAAAGATAGATCAGGTCAAGGTGGTTCGTCAGGCCATTGAAGTTGGTGACTTTGTTCGCAACACAGAAACCTCAACTTATAACAAAGGAACAGTACACGCGGTTCATGATGGCTTGGCTTGGGTTGAGCTCACTTCCGGCTCGTATAACACATGGGACATTAATTACTGCCGCAGATTAGAACCTGTGGAAGCGCAGGTGGCAGCATGACTGACACCTTCCAGCATATAGGCGATCTGGCTACAGGAATTGTGAATGAAGCTGCAGACAAGGCAGGCTTCACACATCACGAAGACGGAATTTATTTTGGCATGTCAGATGCGGTTTACCACGCTGACCCAGCCCTCGGCTCAACTGGCCTGAAAAAGCTTATCGGTAACGCGCCCGACTTCTGGTGGGGCAGTTCATTCAATCCTGTGAAGGAAGACGAGAACGACGACACGCCAGCCAAGATATTCGGCAGACAGTTGCATACTTGCGTTCTGGAAGGCGCTGACAGGTTTAAGGCACTTCACACGCCTTACATGAACCCAGGCAACATCAAGGCCGGTAAGGATGAAATAGCAGGCATCAAGGCCTCTGGACGCGAGCCAATCAAGTTTAGGGACTATTCGAAGATACTTGCAGCATCGGCTTTCATCAAGGCGAACAAGACGCTGGCACGGGCTTTCGAAGGTGGTCATCCAGAAGTGTCTGTCTTCTGGACCGTGAATGGCATCCGCTTCAAGGCGCGGTTCGATTATCTGCAGATCAATTCGATTGTCGATCTCAAGTCCATTGAGAACCGGAGTGACAAAGAGTTCAAGCAGGCCTGTCGCGATGCAATGGCGAGCTATGACTACATCGTATCAGCCGGCCATTACACGGACGGTCGCCGTCAGATGAAAGGCCTGTTCGCGTCTGACAAGGTTTTCGGGCTGCCAAGCGGTCAAGAAGACTGGCTGTCCAAGGTAGTGAGCAACTCGGTTTTCGCATTCGTATTCGTGTTCTGGCAGAAAAAGGGCGCGCCCATATCGCACGGTATCATGCTGTCGCCGGGAAACCCGCTGTTTGATCGAGCATCAGAACGCATAGCCCAAGCCATTGCGAACTATCGCCTATTCATGGGCGAGTTCGGAACAGACACGGCATGGGTGCCATCCACACCACTTGAAGAGGCTGACGAAACCGCATTCCCGGTTTGGTACCAGCAGAAGCTTATCGGAGCCTGAAATGAACCAAGAAATTATCACCCAGGACGGCGAAGTTTTTGAAGAAACTACGGCTCTAGCTTCAACCAGTATGGCCGTGCAGTTGCAGAAAGCGGAAATTGACCAGCTCGTATCAACAGCCCATGCATTCCCGCGCTCATTGAAGCGCGTACAGTCAAACATTCTGGGTATGGCAACACTGGATGAGGAAAGCGCCGAAGAATGCATCTATGCCCTTCCTCGTGGCGGCAAGCCTATCCGTGGCCCATCCATCCGATTTGCTGAAATCCTGAAACAGTCATACGGTAATTGCCGCGCTGCCGCTCGTGTTGTTCATGTTGATAAGACGGAAGGCTATATCGAAGCAGAAGGCGTGTTCCACGATCTGGAAACCAACTCCGCATCAACTGCGCGTGTCCGCCGCCGCATCACGGATAAGAATGGCCGTGTGTTCAAGGATGACATGATCATCGTCACCGGCAACGCGGCTTGCTCTATCGCCATGCGGAACGCGATCCTTGCAGGCGTTCCTAAACCTCTGTGGCGCAAAGCCTACGACATGGTGCAGGCAACCATCACCGGTGACATCACCACGCTATCGGAAAACCGTGAAAAGGCTTTCAAAGCACTGGCAGCATTCGGCGTTAAGCCAGATCAGGTTTTCTCAGCTCTTGGTGTTCAGGGTGAGGAAGACATTACCGTCGATCATATTGCGACACTGCGCGGCATGTATTCGGCTTTGAAGAATGGCGAAGCGACTGTTGAAGAAATGTTCATCGGCACAGTCAAGGCTATTTCCGATCACGCCAAGATTGAAAACCCGTTCTCAGCAGAGCCAGCAACCACACAGACAAACAATGTGACGCCGGAACCTGAAACGCCAGCCAGTGGCCCGGATAACAGCGAACAAGACACGTCTGCCGACCTCACCTCCACCGGCAGCGTAGAGGGTGGAGAGCCAATGGTTGATCAGGCTTCCACCCTCGATAATTCAGGCGATGAACCGAGTGAGCCGAACATCGAGCTTCGTAAAGAATGCTGGGAAAAGTTCATAGGCGCCGCAACCAACGAAGCCAATTCATTGACCGAGCGCCGTGGCATTCTCGAAACGTCGAAAGATGCATGGAAGATCGAGCTGCCGAACGACCTTGAGTTTGTCCGTGTCGCGTTCATGGAAGCCGACAACGTCATCAAGGGCAAAGTGACCAAAGAGGAAGCGACTGACCATATGTCGTCGTTCTTGGGTGGCTGATGCGATCAGTTCCCGAATGGATCGGCAAGACCGATAATTCCATGCCTCCAGGCAAGGTCAAAGACCGGATAAGAGACAGACAGGGCGACAAGTGCGCCCTCACCGGCCAAAAGTTCCAGACCGGGGATAAGGTCGAATATGACCATGCGACCCCGCTCTGGCTTGGAGGCGAGAACCGAGAAAGCAATCTGCAGGCAGTTCTGGCAGACGCTCACAAGCGTAAAACGCAAGCAGAAGCAACGGTTCGAGCCAAGGTCAACAGCATCAGGAAAAAGCATCGCGGGATTAGGAAAGAGCCTTCAATGGCCGGTTCCAAGAACTCCCGCTTCAAGAAGCTCATCACCGGCGAAGTCATTGACCGTAGCACTGGTGAAATCGTTGGAGGCGCACGCCCATGACCATCCCAGATGAAGCAGTACATGCCCTTGAAGGATTTTGGCGTCCAATCTCGGAAGCTGATAAGTCCATAACATTCAATCAGGATTTCGACCTTGGCGACGGCGAGAAAATGACCATTCGAAACTCGGATGATTATTGGGTTCGCGATGATGACGGCCGCATCTATCGGGCTACATGGTCCGATCACAAGGGTGGATATTGGTGGGATATTGAAAGCGAAAGTCCTGTCGATCCAGTTCAGTATATGCCGCACCCGCTTTCCCTCCCAGCCTCACCGGGAGCGTCGGAATGAGAGAGATCATCACACAGAAGTATTTGCGCCGTTGGCCTGACAGCAAACGCTCAAAGTCATGGGCCGGTCGCTTGGTTCACATTCAGACGGAAAACGGTGTCTGGCGGAACAATGGTAAAGGCTACACACACGAGGGGAAAGATGACGCTTGGGTTTTACCGTTCGAGGAAGCCCAGAAAGAGGTTGCACATTGCGGCCCCGAAAAGCAGGCCACATTCATCTTAGCCACCCGCCCGACAGGAGGCAGCAACCATGGCGAATGAATTGAAGCCTTGGAAGTACGATATTCAGTACGGACCAGAAGGCGAAGCGAACTATGCGTGGGTTTATGACGATCATGGCGTAATGGTTGCGACCATGAAAACCCATAAGGCCAAGGAAATCGTTGACCGTATGAACACCCGCCCCGCCGCGCCGGTCGAGGGGTTGAAGACAACGTTGTATCAAGTGTTCTTGAATGGATGTTGGATTGACTGTCCTAAGCCCGCATATGAAGCTTATCTTAAGGACAACGAGCATGTACGCAGACTATGCCTCCAGTTGCAGGCCGAGGCCATCATTGCGGCGGAACGGGCAGATACACGCATATGGATGGAGAAGGCAGCTATTGAGGCTGAGCGAGTAAGCAAGCTTGAAACCGACAACGCGGCGCTGACTGCGCGGGTTAAGGGGTTGGAAGAGGATCGCGATAGTTGGCGAAGGGTTTCCGAGCGCCTTGAACGCGACAGTTCCCGTCAATCAGCCGAGAAAGAGACCCTCGAAACCAAACTCGCGGCGGCAGAGGAGCGTGAAAAGAAGGCTTTCAAGGCGGGATATGTACTTGCCTGCTGCAATGTCGTCCACCAGCACGACGAGCCTACAATAGCGCACGATGCATTGGGAGAGATTGGCGTTACAAAGGCCGAGATCAAAGCCATGAAGTTGTCCGAGTTCGACATGAAAGCACTGCGTTTAATAGAGCGTGACCGTGCAAGTAGTCCTTATGCAAAGGCCAAGCCATGACCCTCATTGACAGACTATCCAAGCTGGACGCGCCTGAGATTTGCCCCGGCTCATATTCGTTTCACGCATATTGCCGATACGACAACCCGGATCACGACTTTAACGAGTTTCCTCACGAGCCTATTGGCGCTCAGACGCGAGGTGAAGCGAAGGACCAATTGCGCTCAATAGGATGGACTTTCCACCATGACGGGACTGCGACATGCCCGAAGTGTTCCGCCATCTTACTCGCAAAGGAGGCATCGAATGGCGAGTAAGGAACTTTTCGCTCAAGTCGAGCAGATCATCTGGCGGGATCGCGCTCGCGTCATCCCTTCGAGGTCAACTGATCTGGCCAATGAGATATTGGCTACCATCCTCGCCGCTCTGCGTGAGCCAACACCAGCCATGCAGCTTGTCGTGTCAGCAAATTGGGGCCGCAGAACGTGGGCTGAATACCAGCAGGTTCTCAACGCCAGCCCACTAGGGGAGCAGAGCGAATGAAGCTGCACCTCTCACTAAAGCGCGAATACTTCGACGCGATCAAGGCCGGTACGAAGGTCGAGGAATATCGGCTGGTCACTGACTATTGGACGAAGCGGCTTCACAATATGTGGGGATCAAAGCTTTCGTTTGACGGTATCGTTCTGACTAAGGGATATCCGAAGAGAGAGGATACAGAGCGCCGCATTGAATTGCCGTGGCTTGGCTTCGTCCGCAAGACAATTACCCATCCACATTTCGGCCCTAACCCCGTCGAGGTATTCGCCATCGACGTGTCCGGTCGCCAAGCCCTGAAAGGCGGTGAGTGATGACTGATCTGTCAAAACTCTCACCACAGGCATTGAAGGTCGCGATGACGGAAGGCACCCAATCATGGGGCCAGTACGGAAATTCGGAAACGCAGACCCGATATATGGAGCCGCGCAAATCCCGCCGCAAATGTCATTGTGGATGCAATGGGCGAGAGACGCACATCGGCATGTGCAATGGTGTCGGTCTGGCCTCTGGTTGTGAATGGTCAATGTCGGTCTGGGTGAAAGGTGGGCATACCGCGCTTATCCAGCACCAAAGACGCCGCACCGCACTGCAAGAAAGGGGGAAGTGATGGTCCTAATACTTCGGGAACTTCGCCATTCCTTCAACCTCGGCGCTCTGATGAGTGAAGATAAGACCGATATTCTTGCCTCTGCATTCAACACAACGAAGCTTTGGAACAAGATCATCGTGCATTGCTCCGTGATCTGCACCAATCTTTTCAGCAAGAGCGGGCAAATCCAGCGCAACGTTGTGATGACAGCCGTTACAGTAAGCCGTGATCCTGTATCCGTACTTGATGCACTCACCAATCGTTCTGTTCGTGCTGATGTAGCTCATTCCGCTCTCCTGTCAGGTGGCAATTACAACAGGAACGAAACAGAAACAAATCACATCTTTCCTAACAGTCGGAGAGCGATATGAGAATTCCAGAAATCAGAGATCGTCTATTGGAAATCGCCACCTCGACCGGCAACCGGGAGATTGAAGCTCTGGCGAATAAGCTAAAGCGCCGTCCATCAAAACGGAGAGCGCAGCCAGTCAGCCGGGTGATGACACCAGAGCTGAAGCAGGAAATCAGGGAGTACTACAAGGCCAATCCGGGTGCAGCGCAAACGGAGATAGCCAAACTTTTCAACGTCAACCAAGGGCGGGTATCGGAGGCATTGAGAGGAATAAGACAATGAGTACGGCTCTAATGACACCTGAACAGGCAGCCGAAGCACTCAGCATTTCTCATCGTCATCTGATCTATTTGACAGATGATGGTGAACTGCCGTTCATTAATATCGGTCGCGGCATGAGAAAAATCCGCAGATACGACCCAGCCGATATCGAAGCTTTTAAGAACCAACGGAAGACATCAGAATGCCAGTTTACATCCGAAAAGACAGTAAGGACGGCACCTACTCGTATGAGTTCCGACTACGCGGTCATAGATTTTCGGGCAACACTGGAAAAAAGACGGAGCGAGAGGCGCGCCAATTCGAAAAGTTAAAGCGCAAAGAGGCTGAACTGAGGGCGTCCGAGCAGGACGCTTTCAAGTCTGAGGATCTGACGTTTGAAACTGCTTCAATGAAATACTGGCACGAGGTCGGACAACACCACAAGAACTCTGACACAACACTCTGGGTGCTTGACTGGCTTCAAGCCGCCATTGGGCGCAAAACCAAGATCATAAAGATTACAGACCGCCTGGTAGCTGAACTCGTCGCAAAGCGGCGCAATGAACTTATTCCGAAGCGAAAGCCGCCACAGAAGGTTTCACCCGCGACTGTCAACAGAACGATGACACAGCCATTGCGTGAGATAATGCTAAGGGCTGGGAAGGTTTGGAAAGTTAAGGTCAACGAGATCGACTGGTCACAACACCTACTGGCAGAAAAAGGCGAGCGGGTACGCGAGGCGTCTATCGGTGAAGAAAATCAGATTATGGGAGAGCTTGAGCGCGGTTACGATGTAGCCGTGCGATTTGCTTTTCTATCTGGCTGCAGGCGGATGGAGATCCTTGGCTTGAAATGGTCAAGCGTGGACTTCTTTGGCCGGACATTCACTGTCACTGGTAAGGGCCAGAAAGTGCGCACCATCCCGATGTCTCAGGCAATATTCGACCTGCTATGGGATGAGAAAAATCATCATAAGGACAAGGTTTTTACGTTCGTAGCTAAACGAACACTGAAAAAGCCGGAATATGTTCGCGGGGAAAGATATCCTCTGACAGAGAGCGGCTTGAAAAGCGCAATGCGCCGAGCTGTGTCAGATGCAGGCGTTGAGAACTTCCGCTTTCATGATACCAGGCACACCGCAGCGACCCGTATTTTGCGCGCCAGTAACCTGAGAGTTGCACAGAAGCTACTCGGTCACACTGACATCAAAACCACCACGAAATACGCTCATGCGTTGATGGAAGATGTGCGTTCAGCCATGGATGCAATGAGCGCCACGGAAAAAGCCACGGACTACACAGCAGAAGATATCAAGGCATTGAAAACTAAGGGGGAATAG